TGCAGTTGTTTTCTCTCGCTATACCATCTTGCCAGCAGACCTGGAACTACGCCGGCTTTGCTGGCATCAAAAATGGTTCCGTTGGCACTCACAATCAACTGTCGATTTGGGTTTTCAAAAATCCATTGATAGAGTTCGTCAGCAGTGAGCTCCACTGTGTTGCCATCTTCAAAGTCAACAGTGAGCATCACCATTTCTCTGTTGATCAGCTGGTTGTATTCCAGTGTGCCAAACTGCTCGTTCCATGCATCAGCAAAGCTCTTTTTCTCTTCTTTGATTCTGCGTGAGATCAATCTGTCTGTTTGAATGGGACGAATTTGCCCAACCACAGTTTCTTTGCTCATGTTGAGACTGCGAATGGCACTGGGATACAGACTGTTGATGTCTACGCCGCCAATCCATTGATGGATGCCACGCACTGGATCTGCCACATAGGCACCCACAATGCCCTGTGGTTCGCCATCCCCTTCGAGGTCACTTGATGTAGGTTCAGGAGCACTGCGCTGCCTTGCAGGAATCAACATGCCCAGATCATGCGCTTCGTTGGTGATGGCATTGTCAATCAGCAGCACTGAGCCCATGGTTGTGTTCAACAACACACCATTTTCGTGAGCCAGTGCATTGCTCAGTTCAATGAACTTCAGTTTGCGGTCAATTTTGACCAGCAGCATCACGTCCTGTCTGTTGTAGGCCACAAACTTCTCAAAGTCTTCGTTGTAGAGTTTGTCTAAGCTGCCTTCATAGGCTACTTTTTTCTCACCAACTTCATACTCACCCACAAAGTCCAGTCGATAGCTGTGCATTTCGTGATAGGTGTGTTTCCTATACAGTTGCAGATAGTCAAGATGCACACGCCCAATCAAATCATAGGTAAAAGTGGGACGTCCATAGCTTTCGTATTCTCTCTTGCGCGGAAACCTATTCCACAAACAGAGCCTGCGTGTGTGTTCTTTGCCCAACACTTGCACAATACGATTGTGCAGATAAGGAATGTCATAGCCCTCACTGTTCCATCCGGTGAGAATGTCTGCATCTTCAATCAATGTGAGAAACACATCCAGCAGTTCTCGTTCGTTTTCACACAACACTGTGTTGTCAAAACGATCGCAAATTTCTTGTGCCTGTTGATGTGTGAGACTGCGTGGCTTCAACACTAGAGTAAAGTTGGTATCCATCCATCCGCAATAGACGCTCACAGCAGTGAGCGGATTGAAGGCTTCTTCTGTGTTGCTGAATCCCTTTTCTGGATCGAAATCAGTTTCGATGTCAAAGTATGCAATGTGCAGATCTGGCAACGGTGCATTTTTGTAGTTGTCATAGAAACAACGAAAGATGGGATTGATGTCGCTTTCAAACTGTTGATCGCGAGGAATCATCCGCAACTCACGTTGAAATTCTTCGTGTTTGTTGGTTTCAAAAGTTTCCAGTCGTGCGCCAAAAATACTGGTGTGGCGTCCTCGCTCGCTGGGATAACCTACCACAAATCTTGCAGGATAGCTGTTGAACAGTCGTCGACCCCGCACTCTCTCAACAACGTCAATGGCGTTGCGTTCTCTGTTCCAAAAAGCGTCCACATAGGTCATAGATAATTCCAAAGTCCAATGGTGTTCATCACTGTGTAGAAGATCATCAACAGCAGTAGATTAGTATTTTTGCGCTGCCAGCTGCTGATGGTCAACAAGCTGCTGCCCACTGTCCAACAAATATACACAGGTATCAATCCGGTGAGTTTGAAACTCAAGAGAACAGCAGCAAGAACACTTGCTGCTGTTCCCAAGGTTTCGGCCACAACCAAAAATGGGCTCTGCTGCCAGTCTGCTCTCAAGGCTTGCCACAGACCCAGCCTCATTACACTCCGGCAGCGGCCAGCAGTTGCTCCACTGCGTCTAGCTCTTCCTGTGCGTCTTCAATAACGTTTTGATTCTGCTGACTCTTCTTGTAGGCCAGTCGAATGGCTTTGTTGAGAACCTTCTTCTCCATATCCAGCTCTTCTGCCACTGCTGCTACAGTGTCCTTGAGACCTTCACGGAGAGTGGCAATCTCGCGCATGGTGTCGATGCCACTGTTGATAAGATTTTGAATGCGGGCGCGATCAGCGGGGCCAAAGTTGGCAGTTGGTGTAGTCACTAGTGTTTGCTCCTTGCTTCACTACTTAGAACAAAAGTGTGTGAGGTCACCTGCTGTGTGTCAAACAACTAAAAGGCTGGTGGCTTGCACACCGCTGTGATAACCTTCTAGTGAAGGCTCGTTTAGTGCTGGGTCAAGTGTGAATCCAGTCCATCGATTCAAGGTGCTAACACAACCCAAATACCATCTGTTTTGGTAGAATGCAGCACTGGTGAAGGTGTAGCCAGGTGCATCAAGGCTATACCAGTCTGTGCCATTGCGGCTATACCAAACTGTGCTGGCACCAGCAGCAATCACATTGCTGGCGCCGTTGTTGGCCAACACTGTGATGGCTCTTGGGCGTTGATTGCTGAACAAATCTCGACTCACTGTCCACTCCGGTGACAATGGCGTCCACAATGCAGTGGCTATCCATCCTTGACCTGCCACCCAAACTCTGTTGCTGGCAGCGTGATAGGTTGCAGAGAATACAGCTCCTGGGATAGCTGAGCCCAGCGCAATTGGCTCCCATTCTGTGCCATCGGTGCTCACAGCCGCTAATGACTGTGCTAGGTCTTCTTCCCATCCCACAGCCAAAAGATTGCTGCCGCCCAAGCTCAAGACGTCCACAAAGCCACTGTTGATCGAAGGGTGTTCATATTGTTGAGCCCACACACTGGCATCACCGCCGGCTACTGTGGTGAACACCACCGCCCGTTCGGCTAGATCGCTCCAGTTCTTTTCAAATCCCACACTGTAGAACTGGATGCCATTGTGTATGATTTTGGTGAGTGTGGTCCAGCCATTCCATAAGCTGTAGCTGTTCCAGGTGCCGGTGGGATCAAAGGTGCTGGCAGCAACTCCTGGGCCCACAGCTACCCAATTGGTGCCATCGGTAGCTGCACTGGCCAAATTGTTTCTTGCTGGCATTGGTTTACTCAGCTTGGTCCAGGTAGCTCCATCGGCTGAGACACTGCCAAGACCTTGACTGTAGAAGCTGAGTGGATCCTGCCCAAATGCATACAAGTTGGTCATCACTGTTCCTCTAGTGTTGCACTATTTAGGAAGTGACACTTCCAGGTATTGTTTGCTAATGTGACGCAGCTTGATTCCAGTATCGGCTACAATCTTATATCCATGTTGAGCTGCCTTCACACAAAAATCAACATCCTCGCTGACTACCTTGCTAAAATCTATATTGCTGCGATATTCAAACCATGGATTACCCACGCGCTCAAATACTTCCTTTCTCACCAAGCAGCAACCAAAGCCCACAGCAGCCACATCTATTCGAGCGTCTCCCTGCACTTGGTCAATGTGTATGTTGGTTTGTCCGCCTGTATGTGGGTTGTCTACATATATTTCGGGTATTCTCTCACCTTCTTTGCGTTGTATATAAACGCCACTGCTGATGGCTCGTTTGCTATCTTGGCAGTCCAGTAGCCTTATCAAACAATCTTCTGTGAGAATGATGTCGCTGTCAACGCTGAATAGATAGTCAAAATTGTTGCGCAGTGTGTAGGCTACCATAATATTGCGTACCTGTTCAACATTGTAGCCCCAAAAATATTGAAAGCTCAGTTCACAACTTTTGGGCAGCTTTAAATCATAGATGCTCTTGAATGTTTCTACTTCGATGTATTTGGCTGTAGGAACACCGATCAAGATTTGTTTGGTTCGTTCAACGGCTGGAGCAGCCAATGGTGCAGCAGAAACTTGTTCCGGTGCTGATGTGGTGCGGTGAGGGGTCAATGGTGTAGATTTCTTTTGATTCAGCACTTCATGAGCAGCAGCCAATTGCTGTTGATTCCTTATCTTGTAGTCATTGATGGGATTGAGGTCGTTGTAGTTGACTACTATGTCTTGCAACACTTTGACCTTGTGTGGATCAGCAGTTTCAAGCAGACTGTAGAACACTGCTGTATCACCGCCGGCGCCAAACCATTCTCCATGTGAATCGCGCCATAGAGCTGTGTTTACTTGATTGAACAACTTGAATCGAAATGCTCTCATATGAGTATAAGGTACAATCCAGTTGAATTGATAGTTTCGATAGCCGCGTGTTTCTTTTATATGAGGAGGATACTCTTGTGCAATCAATGGTATGCTGTCAGCTAGACTCCAGCAACTACCATAGCTGAATTCGGTATCCTGGTCGAAATGTAGGTTGAAACGGCTGAACACATCGTTTTTACTCACCAACCAATCATCGCCATCCAGCAGCATGATGATAGCATCTTCTTCTACGCCTTGAGTTTTGCACCATTCTAGGGCTTGATGGTGATTGTAGACTGCTCCGCGATTGTTGCTGTTGCAGATAAGATGGAATCTGTCACGAATTGAGCTAGGACAACTGGCGATGGCCTGTTGAGCCAATTCTCTGCTGTTGTCTGTGCTGGCATCATCAATCAACACATGTAGATAGTTGCTGTAGCTTTGAGTAGCCACGCTGATGATACATCTGCTGATATAATCAGCTGCATTATAAAAAGGGCTTACGACTACAATCTTTTGCTCCGGCTTGTGATAGATCTGCTGATCTTCGGGATTTTGGGTGCGTCTGCCAAATGTGGTAGCCAATCTCTGCTGTACAGTTGACACTCTCTCAAAATCTTCCGCAGCCAGTGGTTGATCTTTCAAACGGTAAAAATGCTGCTTCCATTGAAGTGCCACATGATCCCATCCCACAAGATCTCGCACAATGCTGCAATAGTGTTGTTTCTGTTGCAATAGATATCTGTTGTTGTGTGCGCTGATGACCATATCCACAAAACGATCCACTTGACTGTCTGTGGGAATATCCGGGAAGAGGCTATTGGGTTCAATGGCGTAGTCAATTTTGTAGCAGGCCATGTCTAGTGCAGTTTCTTCCAGTGCCCCAAATCTGCAAGTGATCAATGGTGTGTTGTAGTTGATACTTTCAACACTGCTGATGCCAAAAGTTTCTGGGAAGGCAGCAGGATACAGCATAAACGTGCTGTGGGCCAACACTTGTGCAATCTCCCTCTGCGTGATGATGCCCAAAAATTCTATGCCATCCTTGCCATCATAGTAGTTTTTGAGATTGTGCCAGCGTTGCTCTTGTTCATCGGGTTCTTGATCGCTTCTGAAACGGTAGTAGCCGCCAACAATTTTGAGAGTGGCATCAGGAATGGACTGTCTCACTCTTGGCCAGATTCGCTCCAGCAATGGCGCCATACCCTTGCTCACACTGCTGTTGTAGACATATTGAGTGGGATTCTTTTGGGAGATGTCTACCCAATCAAGCCAGTTGCGGATACCATTGCGAGTGATCCAGGTTCGGTTTTTGAGAACTTCGTAGTTGCGGCGACGACCGTGATCACAATTGAGCACGTAACTCATGTGCCAATCACTTAGCACAAACAACTCGTTGATATAATTGTTGACAGTCAATTGTTCCAGCAGGTGATCACCATAACAGAAGGTGTCATGCAGCCACAGTATTTTGTGACTGCACTGTTGAATTTTTTCAAATACCACTGGATCAACTTTGAGAGTAATAGCGTCGCGCAAATGAGCGGGCACCCATGGCTCCACGCTTCGGCTGCTGATGGCTATGTCAAAATCACAGGGATGATCTCGCAAGGTCGCCAGTGGTTGATATTCCACTCCATTGTAGACGCCTGGTGAGGTATCGTCAGCATTGCATTCGTTGAATACAGTCACTGAGAATCCTACTTTTACCAATTCTTCACCGAGATAGGTAACTGCACTCTCACTGCCTCCCAATCCGCGTTGATAAACAGTGCGTCCGTCATAGGGCAAGCCCAGCACATCAATAATTGCTATTTTCAAACCAATTTCCTCTTGAAATGATAGTCTGCATCTGGTCCGTTGTTGCTGAATCTGGGAGCTATCAACTCAAAGTTGTGATCTTCTAGCCACGTGATCACTTCACTGCAACGAGGAGCTCCTAGATTCCATTCCACATGTTGAAGTTCTAACACGATGTGTTCCACAGAATTCAAATCCAGCAACCCTTGCAGCACATCCAGTTCGGCTCCCTGCACGTCCAGTTTGAGAAAGTCTGGCAGTGGCCAGGCTCTTCTCTTGCTGATTGTTTGCAAAGTTTGACAGCCAACAGTTCTACTTTGCTCTCGAGTATAGAGTTGTGTGCTGTTGGGACACAGCTGATCGTTTTCTCTATAATAGCTGCTGCCAGCCGGATGTGTGTCGTTCTGCCAAAAGGTCACCGACCTCCTGTCGCTGTTGCTTACCACAGCTATTTGATAATCTACTTTCTCCTGTTGATACAGGAACTCACAGGCTGGGTTACCATCAACTACGTAATAGGCAGTGTTGGGCCAAATTTTTCTAGCCATTTGATACCAATGTAGCACGCACGCTCCTACGTCCCAGATCACACGAGGATAGACTCCTTGAGATTTGAGATTTGTAAGATAAGCCACGTGCTCTTGCGGAATCAGTTCTTGTTGACTGAGTTCCAGCAACCATTGTCTTTTTTGCAAACTCATGCACGTATAGTGCAGGATCTTGGGTCAAAATTCAAGTAACCGTGGTGCTGTTTGCCAGTTTGTAGACTGTGTAGGTGTGTTCGTTATCGCCAACATTTCCAGGAAACAGTTGACGATCGTTGCTGCTGTGCCAATTGAGATCCTGTGCCACTCTCAACATCAATCTTTGGTAGAGACGCTGACGGCTTTCACCCGATGCACTCCAGTAGAAGCAGGTGATCTCGTGAGCTGAAGGAGGATTGTGAGCCATGTGGCGCATCAGCCACATCACCACACTATACACACGCTGAGCGTTGCCGGTGCCAGTTTTGCCCAAGGGATCTCTGTGTGCCTTGTGACCAAACAATACCAAGTAAGCTGTGGGATGGCTGCGGCTTCGCATCAACAGCAGCTGATAGGGTTCTTGTTCAACAGAGAAACATACCGAGATTTGTTGTTCAGTGACCGCAACTTGGCATTGTTCTAAGTCAGCTGCTGAGTCAAACAAGTTTTAGATTTTTCCGCTAGTTTTGATCAAGGGAGGAACGCCCCTGGCGCTTACCTGGAAGCCAAACTTCTTGGCCTGCCGCCGTATTTCGTCCGGGTGTTGACCTGCGGGCATGTTTACTCCTGGCACCACCAATCCCACTCCTCCCTGTTCTTGCAACACACTGTTACTCTTGTAGACTACAAAGTCATTTGATTCAATGTCAAAATAGTAGACACTGCCTGTGTGTTTTCCTAGAGATCTTGCTATGCTGTCATAAAGTCTGTTTCTGCTGCCTGGGCCGCCGGTAAAAGTGATGTAGTCCCACTTGTGCTGCTCCAGCCAGCTGTAGATGCGGCCCACCACTGCTGCCATGAGGCCGGCACTGCGTTGACCAATCAAACCAGTCTTCTCATATTCACCTTCGACAGCAAAGGTTATAACATAGCCCGTTGCATTACTTTTGAAACGCAGATTGCTGCTGAAGACAGCATCTCTCAAATGTAGCTGCTCACTATCTTCTGTGATGCTTATCTCTATCAACTGCTCGTCAAAATCAAAAGCTGTTCTCCATTGAATGGTACCATTGAAATCCCGTTTATTCCATTTGGCACTCACAGGCTTGAACAATTCTTGCAAAGTTTGTGCTGTAGGTTTAAGATCTTTTATTCGCATACTCTATTTAAATTGAGTTGACTTTGATCGAGGTTTTGCAAAACTATAACAAGATGACAAATGTTGAAACACTAGCCTCTCTACTACTGCCCTCATTGTGGAGTTGTTGTGATTTGTGGGCACAAAAAAGCCGTAGTGGATTTGAAATCAGCTATAAAAGTGACGGAAGTGTGGTCACTGACGCAGACAGGGATATTGAACTGTTGCTCTCAGAGGCCATAAGAAAGGTTGATCCCCTCACTCCTGTTGTGGGAGAAGAAGCTCTCAGTGATGGCAGATCCGATAGTCACCAAGGCACCTATTGGTTGATTGACCCCATTGACGGCACCAGTGGCATGGTGGATGGCACACAAGAGTTTGCTGTGTGTGCGGCCTTGATCGAAGATCACCAGCCAACACTAGGGTTGATGGTGCTGCCGCAGTTCGAGGAGGTGTATGTGGGCTTGGTAGACTTGAAACAGGCATGGCTCTACCGCAGAGACCACGCACCCACACAGGTGCAGTCAAGACGTGCAGTTGGAGAAACTCCAGTGGTGTTGCACAGCCGAGGAGAAAGCTCTCTAGCTCTAAGATCCATAGTAGCTGAGCCTGCTCGTTTTGTAGGCATGGGCAGTGCAAGGAAGTTTGTTGAAATCGCTTGTGGTAGAGCTGACATCTACGTGCGGTGCAGTGGTTTAAGCGAGTATGACGTAGCTGCTGGGCATGCGCTGGTTCTGGCAGCAGGAGCAAACGTCTCTCATTTGGATGGCAGCCCTGTCAAGTATGGACTGAGATCTGGCTACTATCTGCCGCCTTTCTTGATCTCAACCTAGTCTCGGGGGTAGGTGGCTCTCAGCGCAATCTTGCATGTTGAGAAACCAATTGGCTTGCGCCTTGTCATGAGGAGTAGCAGTTTTTCTTGCTTTCAATCGTTTGGCTTTGGCGCATGTGACCTTACCACCATAATGGCGTGTGATTTTGGCTTTGAGGGTTCCGGGTGCACCTTTGGCTGTGGTGCGGGTGGTGCTCTCATTGGTGGATGTGGTTGTGGTGAAAAATGGTCCGCCCATGGGCAATGATTTGCCTTGAGGAATAAGGCTGTTGTTCATAGTCTTGATCCACTGAGGCGTGATGTGGCGGCGGCGAACACCGCCAGAGAAAAACAAATGCGTTTCAACTGGAGCGTCGCCCTCTGTTTCCATCACTGCATACATCCGGTTACGACCCTCGTGACCCACAACCTTGGCAGGCATTTCAAGGTCACCGGTTTCCCACTCTGGTGGGACAGAAATCACCAGCCAAGGAGAGGCAATGCTTCTGCCCTGTTCTAGATGCTGTGCAATATAGTCTGCACTCTGTGCCTGTTCACGTGGGAGACTGTGCACCAAACGTAGGAAAACACTGGGACGCATCTGGACACGCAATCCAAGATAGTCCACGTTTTGGTTGTCAGGGACTTCCCCTAGCCCTTTGACGTTGTCAATTTTCACTGCTTCAAAAAGATCGATCAATCTCATCTGTACACCATGCTGTCTATTCTTCGATATTTGATGTTGAAGGCATTCATCAACAGTTCAACTTCACGTAGGCACTCATTTCTGCCCCCGCCAACTATATAACTTCCATTGAAACGCTTGAGTTGTGCCACACTGGTCCAGTTCACTGTGATACCATCACTCAGCATCCAGTGTTCAAATTCTGGACCAATGAACTGTTCAAAATTCAAAGCATAGTCATCACTGAGTTCTCCTCCGAACAAATCCCTACTGTCATTTACCCGGTTTTGATACATCAAGCGTATGGTTTTGATTATTGTTCGGTCACTTATGCCTTGGTCGATCCACGCTCTAGTAAATCCAAATCCCTTGTCCTTGATTTGAAACCTGCTCCAGTCGATTGCGCTATCATCAAGATCTTCTGGATCCCACTCTTCACCTCTCACAACGTCTTCCCAGTAGGCCTTGATCTCAGCCACAGTGTCATCTGTCATGGCATCTTGTTCTGCATTTACAAACATCAACACAGATCCAGTTTGATTGTTCACAAACCGGATGATTTGCTCAAACAATTGTTCATTGCCGCGTGAGTAGGCAGGTTGCACATCAACAACAATTACACTTGTGCTTCTACCTTCTTCAAGAGGTTGCTTGGTGTATTGAGGATTGTAGAGGCGGAAGTAGCTGGCGGGATCATCTGGATACTTGATGATTTCTCTTCTCCAGCCCAACGTGAGAGCCAATTTTTGGCTCAGCACATTGTAGAGTTTTTGCCTGCTGGGCTCACTGGAACCAAATCTCAAAAGTGCAACAGGTTTGTGCTTGATGAACATGCTCACTGCTCGAGCCACACCCCAAAATACCTTCGTAGCCTCTCCAGCACCTGTGATGGTCATTCTGCCTTCGGGGTCTTTGAACTTTAGATCGTAAGTGTCTCTGTCAACGTCTGTGAACTGGCACAGGTATTTTCTTCCCCGAACACTGAACTGGTAAATGGTTTTGTCTGTTACATCTGATACCATCTCTGGAGGTGTTACTCCTTCGGGCACTCGGTTCAAATCAAACAACTCCATCAAGCTGTGTGTTTCAGTAGCTCTCGCTTTTTCTTCTCGCGTAACAGTCCACCGCACATAGCTGTCTTCAAGTTTTTTCCCAGCATGCCATCCCAAATGCTGGGCCAAGCGGTTGCTGAACATATGATAGAGCTTGTGACGACTGGGTTCATCATCAAAAGATATAAAGACGATTGTTTTTACTATTGAATTATTTTTCAAATAGTCATCTAAACCTTTGGCAACTGCCCAAAACACTTTGGTAGCATTTCCTGCGCCTGTTATGTCAGTAGCTCCTGTTGCATCACTAAATGCTACTTCAACCTCGTGATCTTCTGGATGGAATGAAAGTTCATATTTTTTATTATCAATTGCAAACTTGTAAACGGTCATGTATGGATTGTGGGATATCAACTTGGGACCTGACACGCCGTGGGGCACCCGGTTCAAATCAAACAACTCCATCAGTGTGGATTCTTTGACAGAAGTTTTCTCAATTTTGGATAACTTTCTGTAGTAGTCAAGATCCTCGCCCAAATGGTCCAGTGCTATTTCTCGTGCCACTTCTGTATCTTTGGTGTGTTCCATCTCCACTCGAATGCCACGCCGGAGCTCATCCTGCACAGCCTCCGGTGTTGTTTTGTATTTTTTGACCAAGCTTGAGACAGAGGGGGTGGGCTTGTTCAGCAGTTGAGAGATTTTCATTTGTATCCTCGTCCCATTGTCCAGCTAGTTTTCCGACCTTCGGGATCTATCCTGCCTGCGCGGTAAATCTTGGCGGTGAATGGTTCTGGTTCGCGACGGAGATTCTTGTTGGCTTGAAATTGACTTTGTAGTTCTTGGTAGTTGGGAAGATTTTGTAACATATGTGATACATGATAGCGATTCATATCCTCGGTACCTGGTGGATGTGTATCAATATTTTTCATGAATATAGCTGCTATACTCGCAGGACCCGTTCCTTGTCGATATTGATCCACAGCCCAGTCTTTTTCGTCTTGAGTCCATTTTCTGTCAGGCGTTGTATATAAAGCTTGCAATCTTGCAACTTCTTGTTGACCCAACTCGTCCTCTAGCCAACGCTTTACGGCTGTGTGACTTACCTCATGCTTTTTGGCCAGTTGTTTTATGGTTATATTGCCTTTTTGAAATTCTTGAGCCATCTGAGTTTTGTCAAGGGCTGTCACAGCTAGTCCTAAGGGTGTCCTCTTACGTAAGTCGGGGAAATGTGTCCTAACAATATCTGCAACCCAGTTCTGCTGTTTACCCATAAGTTCGCTTATTTCTCGATCAGTCCAGCCTTCCTTGCGATAATCTATAATCTGTTGTTTGATGTTCGCCAGTTTCTCTGGAGTGTAGGCATCATTTCTAGCAGCCTCTGCTAATCTATTCTTCTCATGTGATTCAACCAGCTGGATCAACTGGCGCATGTGTTCTGTGTTGTTGAGATTTGTCATTGCTTCTTTCCTTTGTTTCCCCAGTTTGCTGCACCCTTTTTCCTACACTGCACCAATGCACCGCTGGCATAGGCACTGGGCCAAACTTTGTAGCGACTCTTGACTTTGTAGTAGCAGGCATCCTTGCGCTCCAGCAGCTCACCCTCTGCTACTATGGGTCCACCACAACTGGGGCAACTGACATCGTCAATGGAGACATCTTCGTCAAGCTCACCTTTTTTACCCAACCCAAACGTTGAGATCAATTTGGCCACTCGAGAACCAACAGCAGTTGAGATTTTTTTCAGCAGTCCGGGCTTTTGAACTGCATCCTGTCTGGCTACCTTAAGAAGTTGTTGGTAGAACTGCATGGTGCGGCTCAACAGCCGATTGTAGGATTTTTGACCTTTGGGACCTTCAGCAAACCATGATCTATCAATTTTGTAGAATTCAAACAGCCGTGTGATCCAGTTGATCAAATGGTCTCGTGATAGACTCCAGTTGGGATCGTTGTGCAAATTTTCTATCACATCATCGCTGATAAACATCAATACTTGTGCAAACCTAGCATTGATTTCCATAGGATTGCCTAAGTAGTTTTTCCAGTCGT